TCCATTATTCCATCTCCTTAATCATTGCCTTTTTGTCCACCATTGATATAATTCCTCTCCTGTTTCAAATCTGTACTTTACTGGCTTGCCCTTCTTTGTCTTATACCCTCTAGCCTTTCTATCCTCTGCTATATGATTACAAGCTAGTTTCCATAGCTTTACTATTTCAGGAAAGTATTCTTCTTCACGTTTTATATCCCTAGAAAACGGACACAGAACGCAACCTAAACGCTTGAAACCTTCGTCATAGAGGTAGCAATAAGGCACATTATTTTCTCGGATATATTGCCAAATATCATACTCGGTGAAATTGGCAATCGGTCTAACTAATGTCTTTTTACCATCATGTGAAAGTTCTATATCAGGTTGGCTTGCCCTATTACTGCTTTCTGCTCTGCGATTCCCCAACACTACCATTCTCCCATTACCACCTGCCTCTTTAATAACCTGACAACACCATCTGGCTTGTCGCATTGGCAAACATCTCTCTCTTACCATCTTCCACCACCCTCTAGCATGGTAATCCCATTGGGTGTCGGGGTGATGTTCTTTTAGAAAACTCCATATCTGTGGTGGGTCAATTGGCGATACGCAATAATGAGCGTCGAACTTACAACCTGACTTAATCAATATATCTCTGACTACACAACTATCTTTGCCACCACTATCTGCCAAGTAATATCCCTCTGGTGGCTCATTATCTCTGAGTAATTGGAGAGCCACCTCAACCTTATTAAGCCCTGTTTTAAGTGTAAGCTGTTCTAGTGCCATTACGTATCCTCCCAGGGCGGTTCATAATTCAGTTCCTCTATTAGTTTCTTTAGATACAACCTTACCGCAGCGTGGTCTATATGGTGTACGCCGTCTTTCTTGAGCAATAACTCCTGGTATGTGTAGAGTCCGACCTTCTCGATTATGAATACATCTTTCCTTTCTAGCCTGTCGATGTAGAAATGGCAGCCAGAGCAGAGTCCAAGAGCATTATCAGGGTCCCAGGCCGTGCCATGATGTACCCTCGATATTAGATGCGCGCAATCCAACTGCTTCCATGCCGGCGTTACGGTTCCGCTGTCGAGCTGCACATCAACCTTTGGAGTAAGGCATCGTTCGCATCCGCCAGCTCTAAGGATAGCTCGCTTCCTTATGTATTCAGAGAATAAATCATCTTCCGGGCTGCGCTTCGGTTGCTTTAATCTACTGCGTATCATGCCTCGTAGTACCTCCCTCTATCTGCTCACCTTCCGATAATCTCCAGATTTATTCAAGTAACCTTCGGTGGGGAGGGGTGCTATTCGTTTGATTATTATATATAGTACGTTAATGATACGTTTTGCCTTTTTTGGTGTTTTTCTCACGAGTGTATTACCACCGTTCAGCTTTGTTATAAAACGTAACAGTAGAATACAGGACGGATTTAACGTAACAAACGTATCAACAATAACACACACTTGACAACGAACAGATACATATAGTACAATTAATGTATAATACGAATGGAGGTTTATTATGGAAGCAAAAATCGTACACAGAACAGAATTTAACAATCTGGGAATAAGGGAACCACAACGTGGCAAATGGGTAAAATTTGTAAAGCAACTTAACCTTGATAATGCTGCAATAATAGAGTTAGATGGTAATGAAGAATACGGAATGATTAGATCGTCACTCCATAGAGCAGCACACTCACTAGGGATACCCATATCAACTAGTAGGCGTTGGCATGATGATGGTAAAACATCGTATCTAGTTGTCATGATTCAATCTCTCTAACCATAATACCTCTGTATATTCTCAAAATGTATGCCGTCCTCTCCGATGCCATAGGTGAAAGTCATATTATTCGGATTTACCTTTGGTTTTTTGGGTGTCTTCACGTATAATAATTTTAGTTTATTCTCTCCCATAGTTATATATAATACTGCTCGCTTCGCCGTGAATCCGCCTCCGTAAGCTAAATCTCTATCAATTATCTTTTTGACACCTTTGATATAGGTAATAGTCGGCGGTGGTTTCTGTAATCCTATGATTGCAACTCCGTTACGTAATTTCCTGAAGATAGCGTCTATTTCAGAGCCTACCAGATAGACTTCGCTGTTAAGGTCCAGGTAATCAATAACAGAGATATGGTCAGGGTGTATAACATCAGCAAAGTTATCATATCTTTCATAGACTGTGAACGGAGCAGGATAAGGAATATCCAAAGGGGAAAACCTTTCGTGCATCTGCTCTGGACTTGTTTCTGAATTATAGAGGTCAACTTCAAACTTATCCATATTTAACTTAATACAGTTATAGAGGTAAGCCGTTTTCCCAGCGTTCTTAGTACCAGCAACTATGATTATACTTTTAGGGTATATCTTCGCCATTTTATGTTCCTCAAACGGAAACTCTAGGGGAACTGTTTTACTCGGATCCGCTTGCTGCCATGCTATTACCGTTGCCTCAGTATCTAGTTTTCTATATTGACCTCCGCCACCATTAGCGGAGATTATCCCCTTCGATTCAATCCTGCTGAGTATAACTCTTAAATGTGTTTTACCCTCTGGACTTTCAATACCAACCTCATTCCAAATGTCACGTACATTGAATTTGCCCTTGATTAAGGCAATCCACTCCTCTACGATTGCCTGAGTTAGTTGCTGTGGCATTTAATATTGTCCTTTAGGTTTTCGTTTAGTTTGTAACTCATTGACCTTATTTCTCAGGTATGTAACTTCGCCTTGTAGTTGCTGAAGTTTATCATGATACCGCCTCGGTATCCGTCCTGGCTCCGCTACCATTGCCTGTAAATCGTTGACCTGTTCTTTAACCGCGTCAAGTTCGGTTGGTTCTTCTATATAATTCCCTTCGTCAAATGCGTTACGATAATCATATAAATAGTCCTGCTTCCCACAATTTAGACACAGGATATTATCACCAATGACTGTGGTTCTATTACTAAAACAATCGGGGCATCGCATTCTATTCAGCCTCCATTTCAGAATGCTTTAATATTTTATGGACTCTCTGCCTTGATATGTTAAATATCTCGGCAATCTCAGCCATAGATAAATCAGGTTGTTCTTTGTGGCATACTCTGATTGCTAGGTTACGTTTCTTTTTTCTCAGACTGTCCCATCTAGCCATAACAATACTCTACTACAATGCAATAAGAATGTCAACTAGAAGGGACAGGGCAATTAAGCCCTGTCCCCTACCATATTCCTAACCCTGGCCTTCCTAGGGAAGCGTTGCCACATCTTCTGATGGAATCGGTCTGAGTCTATATCACAGACATATAGCCAGAACTTGAGGTCGTCAATTTCACCTCTAAGGTATTTGGTATCCTTATCGTCGCAGGCTTGCTCAATTACTCGTAATGCCAAGACGATATAAGGCTCTGATTCCTTCTGTGCTCTTGTTCTGTGAGCCAAATGGTCTCATGGTTGCACCTTCATTATTTCTTTCTTCCAGTATTCCGTATCATTGGTGGTAAATCCTTTCCTCTGTACCCATTTACCGGTAATAAACCAGTTGCCGATAATTAGTTTTTCTTTGCCTTCCAGTAGTTTCTTTAGTTCCTTCTCAATCTGGTCATATTCTTTGGCTAGTGGATGTACTTCCTCACGCCTGGTGAGCAGTTCCATCAGGTGGTCATCATCTACAATCTCAACCTCTTTACCTATTCGGTCAGGCATACAGATGTGATTATAAGGGCAGTCAGTACAGATACGATCATCATAATCTATAGGCTCTGGTAGAGTTCCATCTGCCACATGGCGGTTTACTGACTCAGCCTTCTTTAATAACTTCTCCCCAAGTTCATAATCAAGGTCAAGCCATATCTCTTTAATTTGCCCGGTAGTCTTATTCTTGAAGAGGAATACCCCACGCTCTGAGTTATTCATTAGCAGGTATAAAGTAAGCTGTGAGAGGTACTTCCTCATGTAGTGGTATTTGTGGTGCCTTATATCTTCAATAGTGTTGATAGAATCGAATGAATAAGGTGAAGCTGACTTGATTTCCATTGGTACTGCCACGCCGTCTATCATTATTTTGCCGTCTATTGAGCCTGTTATAAGATGCTCAGGCCAGGAGAAAGGCCGTTGCTGCTCAACTACAGAAAGACCAGCTTCTCTCAAGTCTTCCATGACTACCTTTTCAAAGACATTCCCCAGGTCGAATATCATCTGTAATCGGACATCATGTAGTGTTTTCTCTTGCCATCGGGTCCTGTTCAATACAAGGTATTTCAAACACTCATGGCCTAATTCTGAGGCTCTATTTGAATTAACCGGCCATTGTTTAATCTTCTTGGTTTTGGATTCAATCACCTTCTCAACTATCATTCCTTCACCTGCTCGCTGAGAGTTTTAATGACAGTGCTGGCTTGGCCCATCGTTAAAGTCTTTAATGATGTTATAGTCTCAGGCATTTCCAGTATTCGTGAAACATTCTCATGCCGTTCAAGGTCGTCTGTAATGTTCATTTTGGTCTGTATGGCAAAGATAGCTGATAGTTGCTTATCAGATGCAAGTTCACCAGAGTTAGTTGATGCTTTAGCAATGTCCTTTGGTAGTGGCCTTGCTGGGTCCGGTGGTGGCTTTGGCTGAGTTTTATAGGCTACTTTAGCAATGTCCTTTGGTAGTGGCCTTGCTGGGTCCGGTGGTGGCTTTGGCTGAGTTTTATAGGCTACTTTAGTAATGTCTGATTTGGTAATATGCGCGTACTGTTCCAG